TTTAAATAATTCTATGTTTTCGCGAATTGCCTTGAGCCGGTCCTTTTCGCTTTTTATCGCTAGGATCTGCTCTTTTGTGACTGACGGCACCGATGTCTCGCCGCCGTCCTTGACTGTCGGATATGATGCCTTCGAGGCTGTTGCGAAGCCCTTGATGCCCTCGGCCTGTGCCCTCAGGTCATCCTCGTTGCCGCCCCGGAGCAGATTTGCCGGAACGCCTGTCTCGCTCGAGATGCGTTCCCTCAGCTCTCTCTCCTGGTTCGCCTTCGTCAGCGCGTCGAGCTGAGCCTGCAGCGACTCGGCTTTTTCGTTTGCCTTCTGAAGGTCACTTTTGTTTGCCTCTTCGGCTGCATCGTATGCTGTCGCCTTTGCCTTTAAATCATCATAGTCCGAATATTTTGCGCGTTCCCTTTTGAGGCGGTCGCCGATGATGGCGTCCATCTCTGCCTGGGTGAATGTGCGCTCCGGCTGTTCTGCCGTAACTTCTTTTGCAGTTGTTTCCTCTGCCATTTTAAACCTCCTGTTAACCGCTGTGAGTTGCGTAAAAGTTGTATGAAAAAAGAGCCGGTCGCGGCTCTCTAATCAACGTTTATTTCTTCAGCTGCGGAACTGTTGCGCTCCATTCTTTTGGCGTATGCGCTCCGCTTTTGCTCGTTGATGGTTTCTTTGTTATCTGCGTAAAACTTGCGTCTAATCTCATTTAACGCCGTGTGGTCGTGCCCTTTGGCGTTGTGCCCTGACATCCTGATGATGTCCTCGGAGTCATATTCCTCGCCGGTCATTTCCAGAATCGACTGATTGATTTCGTAAGGATCATATCCCTCGATTTCGAGATCGCCCTTAAAGTCGATAGCATATTCGCAGTCACAATTCGCGTGTATGTGCTCCGCGTGTCCGCCCTCCAGGGTCAGCTTGCCGGCCTTTTGCCACCCAAGCCCTGCGAGCGTCAGACAGTATGCGCAGGTATCACCGCGAGCCACCCAAGCAAAATACGCATCGTCTCGTTTTGCATTTTGCAGAGTGGTATCCGCTGCCGCTTGCTTTGTGAGCCTTCCGATGGCACTCGCAACGATTTCGGCGTTGCCTGTCTTTAGTGTGCCGTTGACCGCCTTTGCGACTTCGTCCATCGTTGCCGTGTTCGCCGGTGCCGCCGGCAGTAAATCCACTCCCTCGGCCATCGCGATGGCATCATACCAGTCGCAAGCGACCGCAGTCGCGCCCTCGCCGTATTTTGTGGCGAGCGCATATCCGTAGTCGATTATCGCCTGTGAATACTCGGTGCCGGTCAGCCTTTGGATGCGTGGCAAACTCATGAAGGCCAGCATCTCATCGGCAGCCCTGTCCTGCATACGCTTTAAGAGCGCGACGTACTTCGCCCATTGTCTTTTGCTGATTGTGTACGTCTTTGCCATAAGCTACGCCTCACTGACCGCGACTTCCTCGAGGACCTGAAGCCCTCGCTCTCGCTGTTCCTGAGCCTTTATGCGTCTGATGTCCGCCTGGTCGAAGCCTATCATTTCCAGGAATGTGTCTGTCCCCGCGAACTCCGGACGCGCCGACGCGATCTTCACCGCCGCATCTGCCGTGACCGCCACCGATGGCATCGCCGGGTTCTTGAAGTGCGGGATGATGCCGTTCTCTTCCTCGGTCAGCTGGTCAAGCGTTTTCTGTCCCGCGATGGCCTGTGCCATCTTGCCGATGGTGATCAGCGACTGTGCGTTGCCCGCGTTCAGCTGTTCCGCCAGCAGCACCAGCGTCTGTGACTGCGCGAGTATTGCATCCGAGCTTGTCGGATTCGCGTCGTTTATTACGCCGACGTCGGTGACTGTCAGACCGGTCGCCGCGCTGAACTGCGTCGCGAGCAGTCTGATCATCTGAACGTGCGGCTCGATGGTGCCCTGCTGAAGCTGTCCGAATGTCGGCTTTTCGCCAGTCTCTGGATTGACCGTCGATGCGATGATGCTGCCGATGTATTGCTTGAACTTCTGGTTGACCACCGTCTCGAACTGCTCATCAGTAAGGCCGAGCAGATACTTCTGAGGCGTTGTGCTGAACTCGAGACCGATGGTCGCGTTTGCGATGGTTCTGACGTAGCAGTCAATTAAACGCCTTATCGGTTCCTTTATCCTTGAGCGGCCGAACGGCTTGATGCTTGTCGCGTTCCACACCATCGGCTCCATGAGTGGTCTGCCCATGTCGTGACCATGCTCGGTGGCCGTCCACTTTTGTCCGTCTCTGCGAAGCTCCCATATCGCCGCATCGGTGTACAGGTTCACCGCCTTCGGGCTGTATGTTTTCCTCGCTTCGTCGAGGCCGACATCCACTATCGCCATGCCCGCCGCGATCTGTCCGCGCTCGCCGTCCCATATCGCCGACGCTGTCATCGGTGAGTGGAACCTGATGCGGCACTTCTTTTCAGGGTCAGCCGATAAAGTTGCGAACGTGCTGCCGAACTGAAGCTCGTCCCTGACAGCCATCATGTACTGATCGCAGAGATTGTTCTGCTCAAGGATCTCGTTCATTTCGGCCGCGTTGCCGCCGTTTCTACCGACGTATCCGTCGAACATCGAGCGGCTTGCGAGTACGTCGACGCACTTTGCGCCCCACTCGCACCCGATCTCAGGACCCTCCATGTTATCAGGCAGCGCGATGTCGAGATTGACGTCGCGGAGCTTGATGTGTCCCTCGTAATATTTTCTTTTTGTCTTGTTTGGCTCCAGATGGCTGTTATATATCCTTACAAGCTCCGCAAGGATTTCGCTCTCAGCCTTCGGGAGACCCGCCACATTGTTGATGTTTAATGTTTTCATTAACCGATCCTCATCGTTCTGTTTGGATTTCGCTTGCTGTTCTGCGCTCCCCACAGCGCAAGTGATGCCGCCTCTATTGGCGTTGAATTATCTCCGCCGAAACACCACCCTCCGCCGAGTGAGCGTTTTACCGACGTTATTGCGCTGTCGTTCAGCGCCTCCTGCTGATGGAACCATGTGACCGACTGCTCATTCAGCGCGTTGGTCAGCGTGCTTGTCGCCGCGATCATATCGCGTGTGGTTGGACGTATTACGGAGCCTTTGACCTTCCAGGTGTCCGCGATCCGCTCCACGAGCACATCGACACCGTTGCGCCCATCTATCACCACACAGCTTGCCTTCTTGTATCTTTCGTTAAGCCAGTCAGCTAACCATCCTATGCCGTGCCCGGTCGGCCTGAGTTCTATGAGCGAGATCCGCGCCGGTCCGTTGTCCGGAATGACCGCGCCACACAGAGCGACGGTCGAACCATCAGCCGAGAATTTGACGCCATATGCGGTCTTGCCCTCTGGCTTCGGTTCGGTTGACTTGCAAGCCTCCCACACATCACGGTCGATTGCATAGTCGAGTTCGTGCTTTACCACTGGTGTCCACCAGCCTAATCGCTCACGCGCGAAGCCGTCGACAGATTGCGACCGCCGTTCTTCTTCGGTGAAGTCCTCCGACAACCTGATGCCGAGCGCCGGGTTTGTCATGTACCACAGTTCGCGGTCATCGACGTTTATCTCAGCGACGCTGTCTGCCGCCACGCTCCATTCGTGCCAGCTGTCGCGCTTGCCGGGGTCCTCGATGCTTGCGGTCCGTCTGCGCCTGAACACATCGCCCGGACAGCCCGGATACGGCGGTGTGCCTGAGTATATCAACTGCCTCGTGCCTGTCGCGGATGCCGACAGAGTTGCCATTATTGCCTCGACCTGATCGTCGGTCAGCTCCTGGGCTTCGTCAAAAACCACAAGGCTGATGCCATCGAAACCACGCGCCGCCTGACGCGACCTTGCGCAGAACTCGATCGTGCCTCCGTTCAGCAGCTCGATTGCTTCCTCGCCGTTTGTATATCTGACTTGCTTGACAAGGTCGGTGACCTCAGGATGCGTCTTGTCTGTGAACATCGCCGCGAGCCTGCGAAACGACTTCTTGCTAGTGCGCACCTGATGCGCTGTGTGCAGTATCTTCTCGCCATTAACAACAAGCCCGAAGAACTCTCTCGCCTCGATGCAGACGTTCTTGCCATTCTGCCGTGGCAGGCTCAGACCCGCCGACGTGACGTTATACTCGCCCGCCTCGTCCTTGCCGAGCCAGCAGTCGATGACATCGCTCTGCCATCTGTCGAGGTCATATCCATATTCAGTCATCAAAACAGCCGCATCGGTTCCGTCGGTGGATGCCCTTTGCGGCTCGACTTTTATTCTCGGTTCCTGACTTCCTCTCATGGCTTGTTGTGTTTGTTCCGTATCGCATCGAGTACGGTCTGCGGTCTGATTTCGTTATCCGTTGCCTCC